GTTTTAATCTTGTTGGGGAAACAGGTACACCCCCGGGATAACATCCCGTTTTAGTACCCGTCCCAAGTCCCATGTTTCTTTATGGGATATTGGGGAGAGGATCCAAGGACCTTGATCGAAGACATTTCAGAATTCGATCTCCAAGGATAGCAGAAGATAGGTTAACTGTGTCTTTAGTTAGGATACTAAAGACCTTATCTGAGAACGGTATAGTCATGGACCTTAAGGTCCATGGCCACTGTTCTCCTGATAAGTTAATTAACTTCTCCTCTCGTTTCAGGTCTAGATACTTCATCTCCACTTGGCCATACACTTGTATGACCGGTAGGGATTGTATCAGTCTGAAACCAAGGTCCATATCGACATTTTCATTGCCCGTTATTTGACATACTTGTTTGAAGGCTAAATCGCCGACATCCGAGAATTTCTTGTAACGAGGGTCACTTTCTGTAAATAGATTCTGACATACTTTTGAAAGAAGCTTATTAGCTTCTTCATCTGTTAAATCAGGACCGGGAAGGTCAAACTTCCTTCGAAGGGTGTTAAAGCCCTCCGAAGCCGGAATGAGTTCCCTCATGATTTTCATCATGATATGAGCAGTAAATGACTTGTCTTGCATCTTCCTACAAAATCTTGATGGACGATGCAAAACCGATGAATAATAGTTCGATATGGCCCGGGCCACATCATAATCCTTTGTAATCCACCCTTTCCTTTCAGATTCCATAAGGAGATTCACTAAAGAGTAATATCTCTTTTGTGATTCCTTAAGGGCTGAGATGGGAAAAGGCGAAATCTCTTGATTATTTATGAAGTATCGCTTCGCGAACTCATAAAAGTGTTCAGACTTGTGTGTTTTTAATACACTAATCTCAACACCAAGAGTACTTAGAACCTTGATGTAAAGTTCCGCCACTTCCTTGTCTCGAATGACGATATCATCGCCAAGTAGAGCATAAGGAAGGGTTGACCAATCCTTCTTGAGTTCCATGCAACAGTAGAACACCACATAGTGGTGAGCTATTGCGAATGTAGCCCAAGAAGAATAAGCCCCCATAGGATTTCCAGTACCGTAACTGATGGATTTAACACTTCCATCATGGTCCTTGAATTCGAATGGGTGGTCAACCATGATTCGTTTCCAAGAAGAAACGTAATCATAGGGGAACATAGCTTCCAAAACATTCTGTATGAGGGAGATCGGAAACCTATCTGTCGCGTTTGTTAAATCAACGCTATAGAATGGACCCGAACCTTCCCTCAGAATGTCTGGGAAACCGCCTTGGTCAAAAGTTCGATCTTGGGGTATTCTCCTTAAACACCTAAATAAATAAGTGTGTAAGGGACGGAGAACCGTCTGACTATAATAGTCAAGAATCCCTATGACCCGTACCTTACCCTCCATATCTGGAAAATACGATAATTTTCTGTATTTACCGGTAGGAGAGATCGGGTACTCTTCTGGCACTAACTTAACAGTTAGCGCTTCGAAGACAGTATCGACCTTTTGAGCTAGTAAGTCACCTCCTAAGATCTTAATGTCATTAACCAATTCCTTGGGTAATGAGACTAAATCTTGGAGGGCATGCCACAAAGCTTGTCCGTTTGGACCTGCTTTAGTAGTCATGTGGAATTTCTTCCACCTTACTGACCTTGGTACCCTCTTTTTAGAAGGGTAGCAACCAATGGCACGCCAGAACTTACGAGTATAACGACCCAATGTCCTGATATTCACCTCCTGTTTCGGAGGCTGGACTATTGGGGTTATATCTGGTATAGGTCTGGTTTTGAGGGATCTTGTACACCATAATACAGTATTGAGAATCTGCAGTATCTTAATTGTTTCTGGAGATTCCCACCTACGTATTAAGGGTATTAGATCCCCTAGTACCAGTGGAAGACCATCTTTGGTTATACTTATACCCGGGTGTTCTATCTGGGTACCTGAAAGGTACGCAAGATAGACAGTTCTGGTTTTCTTACAAAAAGTAATTAAACCCTTACTGCCCCGAGTAAAGAGGATATTATCCATCTTTACTAGTATAGGTACTAAGGCCCTTTTCACCTGGTCTTCATTTGAGTTCTTGAAAAAGCTCAAAGAAATCCAGCTAAGAACTCTAAAAACATACTGGATAAAAGCTGTTTTGAAATTTATATTTTTATTTTTCATTATAGTTTTTTATTCATTATTTTTAGGGTTTCTTAGGTGAATGTCGGTATATTCTTTATAAACATACCTCCATCCATGATAAAGAGTGGGTTAATCTCAAGGTTATCCTTATGACGGGACGTCCTTCACGGATGTGTTGCCTGCTCCTCAGCAGG